TCATTTTTGTTTTAGCTTGATAATTTCCGATATTATGTTTGTTAGCTTTGAATCTGAAAGATTCTGCAGTCTATCTTTCTCAATAGAAACTGTAGTCTGTCCCTTTTCTAATATGAAATTTCTTTCTGTCTTCATCAAGTGCATAGCCAACTCTTTTATCATATCTTCGCTCTTGAACTCTTGAACATATTTTAATGACATAACTTTCATCTCAATATTTGTAATTTCATTTTGAAAATATTTAATCTCGTCAAACCCATTTTTATAGAGACGCAGAAAGAAATAAGCAAACAGCTCAACAACAATTACAAATGACAATTTAGGAAGGTGATGAATAAAAAAGTCCAAACCATCTACTATGGCTGGAGCGCTGTAAAGAAAATAAGCAAGGAATAATATCCCTGTTAACGCAATTGTAGTTCCGATTGCAAGGTTAACCCCACCTCGTCGATTGAGCCTGTCAATTTCGGACTCTAATCTTAGAACCATATCAGTATGGAGTTTGTGTAAGCTATAGCTTTTCTTAAAATTTGATATATCGGTCTTTAGGCTACTATCTGCCAAGAGTATTGTGTTTCCAATTATTCTTTTTTTTGCATCGGATATTAATTTATTTCTTTCGCTTTCCGTTAATTCAACTGAAACCCCAGAAGACGACTTTTCTTCAACCTCAGTCAACCTTCTATGTAATCTCAATATCTCCTTGTGAAGAATATGGCTCGTTCTTTCAATACTTCTACCGCCAATCCCTTTATTTAGATAAGAGGTCATCGCAGTAAAAAAAATGCCAAGGAATGTCGCAAAAACTGACAAGTATAAAAAGAACCTCTTTTTCTCGCTTATAACTTCTAATAGTGCTAATGATGAAGCTTGAACATTTGAAAACAAAAACAAAAGCACTAAAAAAATGGCTATAAACATTGTTGCTATAGTAATAAAATGTTTTCCTGAAAGATAAATTATAAAATCAATAATATTTTTCATTTTATTTTCATCCCGAAGTGATTTTGGGTAAAATAATTGAAAAGATGATAAATTGCAAGATTCACATTACTATTTAATTTAAAATGACTATACTTCTCCGTACATTGATATCCAATCTTAGACGGGAAAAACTTCTTAGTCAGCTAAAGCCAATGCTACCCTTTCTATCGAATCCCCCTCTGATCTAACATATACAAGCGTCAACCCATCGGCAGTGATAATTCTATGAGGATGCCTAAAAACAAGCCCCTGAGGTGCTCCCCGCTCATTAAGACAATACATCTTGCAACTCTGCTTTTGGCACATAGCAGCCTTCATGGCAGTAGCACTCCGTCATGGGGTGTCGGGGGTCGGAGGTTCAAATCCTCTCGTGCCGACCAAAAACCCCTTAAAAACCAGCCTATTATGGCTGGTTTTTTTATGATTGTTTTTTATGCGGAGAAATACCGGGGAATAATTGGGGTAAAACACCTTGAGGCTATTCACTTAGCCTACCACCATCAAAATCTTTCCGAATGTATCCATCTCTTTTTTCTTATGCAGCTAAAACGAAGTCTTGATACTGTTTATTTACACAGATAAGAATAATACTGTCTACAAACGCAGTACAAAAGAAGTGTTATGCATATTGAGATCTCCATAGCCAAAGACAAAATGACCAAATGCCAAACGGCGCTGTGGACGCGTTAAAGGAAGAATTAACCCAACACATTGGCAAGCGTTATGACGATGTGGAGATGATCGTAAAAGCCACCAGCAACGATAGTTTTTCAGTTAGACATACTGCAGATAAAGATTGAGCTAAAACTTTCGTTCAGGAAACTCTGAATGATACCTGAGAGTCTACTGAAGAGTTGTTTGTTCACTAGTTAGCACGTAGGAAATTATTCAATACTCGCACTATCGAACATTCACCAGCCAACCGCAGCACCTTCTTGCATGCGACGAGCCTGCGGTTTCATTTATCTCCGACCGGAAACTTCTTATACAAAGTTGACACACCAACATCATAGATAATCGCCACCTTCTGGCGAGGAACTCCTGATGCAATTAATCGCCTGGCCTACGCCCATTATTCAGGGGTAAATTTGGGACGGCAGCCCCCAATTCCATCCTCAGTTCTCCCTCGCACTGAGGAGTAGTAAGTGCAATTATTTAAAAAATCGCAAACAGAATATTATTATTTATTCTTGCATTCTGTTAATTAAAACTACACATAAAAACGTTGATACTTGATAAGTAAGTAGAGTATTATTAATGGTTTTAATAACGAACCTTTTAATTATGAGAAGCCTCAAATGACAAGTACCGAAAACATAACAAGAAAAAAAATGGATGGAGTAACAATATTAAGATTTATAGCTGCTTTTTATGTGTTTATTTTTCACATTAACATGAGGGTCCCTGTTAATTTTGGAGAACTGCTTAATAAAACCATTAGTAATGGCGTCATTGGCATGAGTATTTTCTTCATGCTTTCTGGTTTTGTTTTGACTTATAATTACTATGGTTCCTTGTCAAAGAATTACTTCAGGAAGCGAATAGCAAGAATATTTCCAGCCTATTTATTTTGTGGGCTTTTAACCCTTCCATTTTTGTTATCCAGCAATGCAAGTTTTTTAAAAATGATTGCAAGCATATTCTTGTTTGTTACTGGAATGCAATCATGGATTTATCAGACCTTCGATTTTTGGAATTTTAGCGGGACCTGGTCAATATCAGTTGAATTGTTTTTTTATGCCCTGTTTCCATTTTTGATAAAAAGCATCAACAAAAATAATGTAATTTATGTTTTACTTTTTTCATATTTATCCTCAGCATTATTAATCCCATTGTCTGATATAATCCAGGGACCTGTAGTTTGGTCCGTATATTATGCAACTCCCATATACAGATTACCAGAATTTGTGGTGGGCATCTGTATAGCAATACTTTTTTTAAATGGCTATCGTGTTAACCATTATACATGGCTATTAAGCATTTTATTATTTATGTATGCTACCACCCAGCAAAACAATAACTCCATGGGGGTAAACTACCTCACAATTCCTGCGATATCAATTATGTTATTGCACCTGGCAAAAATCAACATAAAAAATAATATTGCAAACAGAGCGATCATTTACTTTGGAGATATAAGTTATTCGTTTTATTTGATGCAATTACCTATATTATATTACCTGGATCATAATAAAAACTCATTTATTCTTAACTATGGTCTTTTTAGCTGGCTTGTACTTTTTGTTATTAATACTGCAATGGCATCATTATCTTATCACTTTCTGGAGAAGAACGATAAAATCAGAAAAATAATTACATCCTGATTTATTAGGTGGGTACCCCCCTAATAATACACCACATAATTTCAACGTATTATCTCTGGCCTTTCTGGCCAGGTTATTTCTGGAATTAAGGACAAATCCACTGACATTAAATTATTAACATATTCCTTCCATAACAAAAGATTGTTCTTGTTATTTTCACTTATAATACCGAGTAACAAATCTGACTGCCAGTTCATAATTAAACCATTAGCACTATCCAGCAGACACTGTCTTTCATTCTCTGCCTCACGAAGTAATTCATCATGTGTTTTTGGCGGCTGCGTAGGTGACGAAAGCTTTCCCTTATCATAGAACCAACCAATTCTTACATTATCGGATACAGGTATAACTAACGCATTAGTTGGTTGCCAGGCACTCTCACCATCCCATACCGCAATATTGGTAACAACACCATTTTCTATAACGGCATAGTTCATCACGCATACTCCCAAATGATTGCAATACCAGCCATTCCGCTACCTCCGGCACGCTGCTGCGTCGCTCCACCGTAGACACAGGCACCACCGCCTCCACCACCATGGCCATTAGCATTAATACCTTCGCCTACAATGGCTTGTGACCCAGCCCCCGCACCAAGGATTGAATCGCCGCCAGGCCCCCCCATCGCCAGACTGCCGGAATACCGAACGCCTGGTGAGCTATAACCGCTTCCAGACCCGATAATATTTGCACCTGTAAATCCCGGCTCAGTATATGCTCCATACGGACCAACAACCCCAGGAGCAGTGCCTTCAGCAAGAACATTCCCACCAAGACCACCTTTGGCAATTATGGTATTGCCGAAAGAGGTTGTTCCCCCAGGAGCACCAACCGACGCACTTGCACCAGTGCCACCATATCCTATTGTCACAGTAGTTACGGTTGGATTATCCACGCGAGCTTTAACATACTCCCCGGACATCCCCCCGCCACCACAAGCAGCATTATTGGGATAACCGACCTGACAACCACCACCGGCCCCACCACCACCAACAATTTCAACAATAATAAATTTTGTGCCTTTTGTCGGAGTGTATGTACCTGAGCTTTTAAACACCTGACACTGTATAAGCCTCCCGGAGCCATCTCCCAAACCAAGGTTTTCGAGAGCCGTTTTCACCGTGCCGTCCGATTTGATATCACCAAACGGATTCTTGCGGCTTAACAGCAGCGCACGAAGCGCGGTAAGCAACTGGTCGTGCCGCGCCTTCTCCAGGCTGGCACCGGAGGCCTCCACCACGCTGCAAAGCTCCTCCTGCAACATGTCAAAGTAGTCATCATCCAGATCGGTGGCAGGCGTGCCGGTCTGGGGGTTACCACGGGTAAAACCGTTCTTACCCGCGCCGAACTTATCCTTCTGCGCGGTTTTCGTGTCTATACGATGCATGGATTACTCCGGATATTTAAAAATCACATAGGTATGCGACGGGCAGAGTTTGTTAAGAACACACTCGACAACGGTGTCGCCCCAGATACGCAGCGCAGAATCACAGGGATCGCCACATGTCATCCAGGTGGTGTTGGTGGCGGCTGGCATGTTGACCTGCCAGTAATACCGCCATTCCGGCGCATTCACCGCGTCAGTACAGGCCGATGAGCAGGTGAACGTGCTTTTGTCGTATCGCGTGATGGTAGCGTCTGGTCTGCCCAGGGCAGCAAGCTGTGCAAGATAACAATTCTCGTTGATGCCGCCCGCCAGGTTAACCTTCGCATCCAGCCGTTGCTGACGCTGGCGAAGGGTCTGTGTCCCTGCGGGAATACATTCATCCGGCAGAGCGCACAGACGCTCCCAGCGGTTTATCAGTTCAGTGGTGGTGCGCGGATCCAGCTCCCGCATCAGGGCATCCGCACGCTGATGAACGCGGGTTAATGACGGTGCCGCACCGGCAATCGCCGGATCGCTGGCTGACCACGCCGGACCGGGGGGCAACAGTGCCGACAACAGACGGATGTAATCATCGTTTGTCACGTCCATGAAATCGTCCCCAGTACCGCCAGTTCATTTTTTGCAATGGAGATATTGTCTGCCGGTGCAAGCAACTGATGGCTGTATTCCCCGTTCGCACCGGAAATCGCCTCACTGATACGCGATACCTTCAGTTCTCCCTGCGGATAACCATCACGCAGCAGGAACGAACGCAACTCCGCGGTGATGGCAGCCCGTATTTCCGGTGTGTCCGGCGTCACGCGGATATGAAAATCCACCGTATGTGCCACCGGCCTGAACACATACAAATCAGAGCCTGCCACCGGGACCAGTGGCTCGATATGTTGTCTTGCCGCCGTTTCCGTTGATTCTTCCGGAATGGGATTAATCAGGTCACTGCCGGCAATCATCACACCGACAGTTCCCGTTCCCATCCAGTGACGGTATGTCCATGCGCGGGTAATGCCGGGCACTTCTTTAGCCCAGACGACATAGTCCCCGTCAGCCCCGCCCTGCGGCGTCCAGTAATACCGCTCAATGACGCGGGCGCGCCACGTTTCCAGCTCTTCAGTATCAAATCCGCCTGTCAGGGTGTCAGCCACACCGGAAGACGGCAGACCATTCACCGGCGTGACCAGGATTAATGACGTACCGTCGTCAGCGTTACCGACCGCGCCTGCACTTGAGCAGGCGATCGGCACGCGCAGGACACCACCGGAGCTGGTTGCATCGGCAGTTGCCGTGTACTGAACCAGGTCATCGCGCTGAATAACACTCCCGGCGGTCACCTTCAGGCCATCGCTGACACCTTCCCAGCGCATATACCCGCTGGCAGCCGTGGCCCCCTTGCGCGGACACCGTTTCATCGCAGCATGTCGCGCCAGCCATGACTCATCACACAGGTCAGGCAGCATGTTCATTGCCAGATAATCGATGTAACCGTAAACCGTATGCAGCGCCGCCGCATACACCTTTGCCCGCACGTCTTCATCCATGCGCCGGAGCGTGTCGCTGACGTCCAGCCTGGCGAATAAATCGTTACGGAGCATACTGATATTTTCTGCCAGCGTCGGGCGATGAAATTCACTGTCCGCCATGCGTTATCGCACTCCACAGATCATCAAAAGAAATCATTACCGGTCCGTCACGACGCCAGAGAGTGATACTGTTACCCAGTTCATTAATCCCGGTGCGGCGGATATCCAGATCAATACGGGACACCACGCCGTCATCAGTCATCCATTGCAGGCATTCGCGGATATACCCCCTTACCGTCTGCACCAGCTGATTGGTCAGTTTGCTGCGCTGAAGCAGCCACAGTCTGGAGCCGTAACGGTCATTCTGTACCGCAGGCCAGGTATCCCCCCACCATCCCATCGGGACGTCGGCGTTGTCATCAGGCTCCGCCCGCCGCCAGGTAAACAGGGAAATCACCACGGCGCGGGTCAGCGGATCCAGCGGTGCGCTGGCGCAGGTGCGTTTACCGTTCACCGTCAGCCACACTTCCATCATGCCTCCATCGCTTTATCAGGTTTGTCGGTGTTACTGCCCTGACCGTTCTCTCTGTGACGATGCCCGTTATAGGCAAGCCGCATCGCTGACATGGTGGTGCCGCCGGAGTCGCACAGGTCTTTCACCTGTCCGGTCACTTCCAGGTCCATTTCAAAACGTGCCTTAGGCGCATTGCGAAACGTGATCGTTTTACCTGCACCGTCCACCACGATCCCCTCCCGGGTCAGCGTCACGGACTGCCCCTGATCGTCATAGACAGCCACCTCACCCGTCTGCAGCCCTTTCAGGCGGTAGCGACGGTCCGACACCGTAACAACCACCGCATGAGAACGGTCGCCATCCGGAAACAACACCACCGCTTCCGCACCGCTGTTTGCCCTTGCGGTAAAACCGTAGGGTTCAAGATGTTCAACCCCGGCTTTGGGTTCACCGGCAATCAGGGACACATCCACGGTCTGACATTTCGTGGCGGCACTGATGCTTTTCACCACGGCCCGCCCAATCAGGCCGAGGAGTTGTCGCTGCATGGCTTCAATCGTCCTCATCAGAACGGGTCCTCCTGTACTCTGGCTTTTTTCTTTTTCCGCGCGCCGGGGGCTTCGGGTTCAGGCAGATAAGCATCAGGCGGGCCGACACGGATTTCCGTCAGGGTGCCGTTCTGGTCCTGAGTAAACGTGACTTCCGAGACAAGCAGTTCGGTATTGTCGAAACCACAGACCGGATCGAAGACAATCACCCGCTGGTTGGGCTGCCACAGCGTACCGTTACCCTGTCGCCAGCCCTGCACCACATAGGTGGTTTCATCCGTCCGCGCCGCCCGTTGTCGGGCTTCAAAGTCAGCACGGGCAATACAGCCTGCCCCTGTGGCCTGCCCTGTCTGCCTGATATACATCGGACGGTAACGGGAAATAAATGCGTCCTCTGTGCGGGCCCGCAGCGCGGTGGTGGTGGCCTCACCGAAATCATCGTCGTTTCCGGCACGCTGCCCCGCCACCTGGTAAACTGAAAACCGCTCCCGGATACTCTTCTCCGTATCACAGGAAAGGATGTTTTCCCCAAGTACCAGCGCGGTATGTGCCCGCGTTGAGCCAATACCGCCAATCACCAGCCTGCCGTGCGGGTCGTCGTAAGCCAGTGCCTGCTGCTGACCGAGTATTTTGTTGATCACCTCAATCACCGTTTCGCCGTGATCAGGCTGGACATCAGGAATAACACCCGACGGCGCACTGTTGTTCACCACCTCAATGCCGAAAGGCGCAGCAAGCGCCTGCGCAATCTGTACCAGCGATCGTCCGTTAAACTGTGTCGGTTCGGCTGCACAGTCAATCAGGTCAGCGGTCAGACTGCGTCCGGCAATACCGATGCTGACCGAACGGGCATCGTAACGAACGGGCGTCGCCTCCACCCAGCCAGTGATCACCAGCTCATCACCAATCAGCACCTCCACTTTTGAACCGTTTTTAATGCGCGGCTGAAGCGTGGTAATCCCCTCATATCCCGGCCACTGGTGGGTGATCTCCACACTGAAATCCCGCGCCAGCCGTTCAATACCGGCACCGATGCGCACCGATGTCCAGCCATTCCACTCCCGGCCATTTACCCGTAGCGTGACGTTATCGTTCATTGCACTGGCACCTTCAGAGGGATCACCGGCACAAAGCCGGGATGCGTAATGGCATTACGCCGGATAATGTCCGCGTCACGCGCCGCGTTATCAAACCAGGTCGCCGCCAGCACCAGCGCGGGTAAAACCTCATCCGGTGTGCGCTGAATGATCCGTGCAGACTGTTCAAGGCGCGTGTTGATATCCGCATTCAGATCTGCTTTCACCCGGCGCAGCGCCAGAAACAGCGCATCACTGGTTGTACGGGACAACTCCTTATCAATTGCCGTATTCAGTGTGTCGCGAATGTCAGTCAGTTCTTCCCACGTCGGCAGATCAACCGTGTTTTTCACCGCCGGTGCATTGTTCAGTGCCGGATGCGTGACGGAAGGCCAGCCGGTGCTCTGCGCAGCTGTTGTTGCCTGCCCCACTGCGGCATTCTGCATCACCGCGGAAGTTGTTGGCGCAGGCAATCGGGTGACGGCATACGCCGCTTCGCTGATTGCGGTCGTACGAAGGGTGCTGGCAACCACGTTACGCTGCTGCGTCGCCGTAGCGGTGGTTTTACTGTCCGTTTCCCAGACGCCGCGCGGTTGCAGATCGCTGCCGAGGCTGACACCGGAAAGCGTTTTGATCATGGTGACCAGGTCGCTGGCGTTACCATAAAGGCGTTTCCCGGTACGCCACATTTTCTGCACCTGCTCAACGAAATTTTTGCCTGACGATGGCGGCGGCAGAAGTACCGAGATATCCCCCTGCAACAGCCTGGCGGCATCCGATACGGCAGAATCCACCACTTTCATCGCATCAGAAATATACCCCAGCATTATGCTGGCATTACCGATAACGTCGTTCTGCACGAAATCCGCCACGCCATCGATACTGAAACCTCTGAAGCTGTCACTGATGCAGTCATCCAGTGCAGAACAGGATGACATCAGCGTCTGCGCCGTCGCCGCACCTGAAGTGGGGTAAGAGAGTTCTCCCGCTTCGACAAACTTCAGGTCAAAGCGGACAATACGCCCTTCACTCTTCGATGTGCTGACCCGAACCTCTCCGTCAACACAGACTTTCAGCTCACCGTAAGTCGGATGGACAAGCGTGCCGGGACCGGGTTTATTCAGCGCGTCAATCAGGCGATCGCGCTGGTCAAAGCAGTCATCTCCCACCACATAAGCCGTGATGGACGGGCGGAAAGTGATTTTCCCCAGGTCTTCGGTATAGGGTTTGTCGCGGTTCGGGTATTCGTGCGTTTCCACACGACGACCGGTTCCCGCACTTTCTTCTTCAACCTTAAACGGCACACCGCGAAATGACGCGTCCTGAAGTCTGTCTTTCCACGTCATATAAACTCCGTACATAAAAAATCCCACCGGAGTGGGACTCATTAACAGATTAATTTTTCATTACCTGCCAAAGCGCGTATAGCCAACATCATGGCTGACATCAAAACCGCTGGATCGCGTTTCCATAACCCGCATCCCCGGAGGCGAATTCACAAAAGAGACCTTGATCTCACCATCAACTTTTGGCGCAGAAGCTTTGTTAATCATGAAGGGATTCGGGCCTGTGGCACCGGAGGCGTTGTTTGACTGAGCCGGATCCACCGCCGGATAAGGTGTGTATCCCCGCGCCGGTATTCCCGTCCCATAAGCATCATAAGCACCCGCGCCCCACTGCGCAGAGTTAATGGCATCGACCGTGTCACCGGAACTGTCGGTAAACCACTCAATAATTGGCTTCAGCTTGTCCCACATATCCTGAAACCACTTAACAACCGGTCCCCAGTTATTGATCACCATCCCCAGCGGCGACCAGGCAAAAACCTTCTTAAGAAGTTCCCAGCCAGTCTCAAAATAAGGACCAATGGTTTCCCAGAGTTTCTTAAAATAAGGTCCGACAACATCCCAGTTAGTGATAATTAATCCCGCAGCCAGGGCTATCGCCGTCGCAATCATGCCAATCGGCGTCATCGACATGATCCTGCTGACAATACTGATGGCACCGCCAACGCCCATCAATCCCAGTTTCAGAATCGCAAGACCGGCAGCAAGCCCGACGACGCCGCGAATAACCCGGGGATTTTCATCCGCAAACTTCGTGAATTTCTCCCCCAACTCCCCCAGCCATTGCGTGATATTTTTAGCGTCACCAGAAAATGCGCTGCCAATAGCCGCAAGGCCGTTAGTTGCGGTCCCTGTCATTGCCTCCCACAGGTTGGACAGCGTACCAAGCTGTGCCTGAACACGTTTATTCAGGCTGGCCTGTTTATTCATCTTCTGCTGGATCTGATCGTAGCCATCCTTTCCTTTATCGATTAGTGCATTGACCACCTGAAGGGTTTCGGCATCATCACCAAATATTGCCTTAAGTACACCAGTTCGTTTAACGTCGGTCAGTTTCCGCAGCTTTGCCAGTTGCCTGAACATGTTATCAAGACCGCCAAAACTCCCTTTGCCGTCAGTAAAATCGAGCTGTACCCCGAGTTTCTGGCGGGCCATGATTTTATTGACGTCCCTGATTTTCTTAACGCTTAATCCGGACTGGATAACTTTTCGCAGGGCATTACCTGCCGACTCCCCGTTCATCCCCATCTGATCCATCATGACGCTGATAGGGGCAAGGCTCTGTGCAGCCTGAAGTCCGTCCTTATTCACCATCTTCAGAACAGAACTGGTTTTAGTGAAGAAGGACAACATGTTGGTATCGTCAACGCCCAGATAAAACGCTTTCTGGATAGTGTCGAACAGCCCCATCATGTCTTCTGACGCCGTTCCGGTAGCATCCTGCATCTTTGCGGCAAACTCGGCAGCCGCTTCCGGTGTTTTTTTCAGTTGTACCGCAAGATAAGCTGTCGCTTTACCCACACCGCCAAGAATGTTTTCTGCCGGGATCCCCTGACGCACCAGCATCTGCATCATGTTCTGGAAATCAGCCGTTGTCCCGGGTAGCTGGTTACCCAGGCCAATAGCCAGTTTATTGATGTCCTGAAAGCGCTTTCCAACCTCGCCGTTCGCATCCATCATGGCGACTTTCAGCCCGGTGGCGGCGTTTTCCTGATCGGCATAAGATTTCAGGGAAAGCGTCAGACCCGCTGCCAGTCCGCCACCAAGCGCCAGCCCACCCTGTGACGCTTCTTCCGCCTGGCGTTTAAATCCCCGGATTTTCTTTTGCATTTTCGACAGCGCGGGAGAAAGCCTGTCGACACCGGTGATCAACGCCTTAAGCTCAAATTCAGCCATGTGTGCGTTTCTCCTGCTCTATCCTGTTTGCCTGACTGACCAGTAAGGGAATTTCACTGATCGGCATATTCAGCAATTCGAAAGGATTAATGCGCCAGTAGCTGGCGCAGTCAAAGAAGCGATCAGTGAGGTATTCAGCCGTCAGGCCTGGAGGAAAAAACCGGCCACAAGCCACGCCGCTGCATTCAGGTCTGCCGGAGACATCTGGTCGACAGAGCTTTGCGGCACTTTCGCCAGCCGCACAATGTATTTCGACACCACATGCGCCAGAAGTCTGACTGACTCATCCTGATTCATCTGGTAGGGATACCCCAGCTCGCGGACATCCTTCCCGGTGGGCTCATCAAACTCCAGTACGGAGAGTGTCTCGCCATGAGCAGTAATCGGTTTCTTTAACTCAAGCTCTTTCATTACTGGTAATCCCCTTCTTCACCGTGGAACTCAAGATCAACCGTGCCTTCTTCGGCATTATGGTTCGCTTCGCCGTGCAGCCAGGCAGACGACAGTACATAGACCTGACCGTTCGCCAGCTCGGCAGTGATGGTCATCTCATCAGACGAGGTGATTTTGCTCACCGGAAAATTCTTCGGCACCTTGAAGGTCCCTTTAACATAAGGCGCACGGTGAGTTTCCTTGCGGTCCACTGAACCGTCCAGGCCGATGATGTCATCATTGACCGTCCTGTTCATGGGCACCTCAATGCCGCCGGTCAGCGATAGCTGCTGACCGTCAATTTTGAAATAACAGGTTCCCCCGATACGGGCCATTATGCGGACTCCTCTGAATACTGAAGACGGAACTGGTTAACCACGGCAAAGACACGCAACTGGTTAACATAGTCAGGCGGGAACAGCGTGTTCAGGCGGTTCGGATCGCTGGCATCACGCTCCACAACCAGGTACTGCTTGAACAGTTCGTAGTTTTCCACGATCCCCGCACGCTCGAGCTGACGGTAGGTTGCCAGCAGTTCCCCTTTGATCACTGCCGGGGTGACAATCGCCTGACCGGGACCAAAGCGGGTACCGTCACTGGCAAGCTTGTGACGCCCGTACTTACTGGTAATGACGGATTTCAGTTTGCGCAGTACATACGCACTGGTATGCAGCGTCTCGCTGTCGAGGTAGCTGTTATCCGCAACCCCGTAAGCGTTTTTCCTGTACGTGGTGACATCACGCTGAATGCGCAGTACCCCGCTTTCGACATACGCCGTTGCCACGCCATGAGACAGCAGGGTCTGTTGTTCGGTCATCGTGAACCGTTTCCCCTTCGGCGCAGGCAGCATACCCACCAGCTCACCGGTCTGCGTGGGACGTGCCGGATCGTTGCGGATAAACACTGCTGCGCGGGCGGTACGGCTTGCCGCCAGCTCGTCGGCAGGCGTCTGGGTCTCTTTTTCGTACCCCGCCAGGGTGATGTGCTGCTGGTTAAACTGGTCACCTGCGTTCACCAGTTCTGACAGTGTGCCGGTCTTTGCCGTATACACATGACCATACAGCTGACGCGCATAGCTCCAGCGACCGCTGGTATCGTTCATCTCGGTCACCAGCGTGTTAACGGAGGCCGTGTCGTTGAACGGCAGGCCGATATAATCAAACGGCTCATCCGCCATTGCAGCCACCGCGCCAGTGAGAACAGGAGAGCCCGTTCCTGCGGTCCCCGTCGCCACGGCAATCTGTACGCCCGCAGGCAGCACTTCGCCCCCACCAAAGCCGTAGTAATTGAGGCTGACAGGAATTTCATTCCCGCAAAGCCCCTTATGACGCGCGGTCAGTGTGACCACGCCTGCCGAAGATGAGGCCGTAAACGGCAGGGCCGGAACGGCATTGATGGCATCCTGGATACTGCTGGCAATCGTCGCGACGTTATCGCCATTGGTCACCGGTGCCTGCACGCGGGTACGTCCCACATAAACATTCACCGTGCCGGTTTCGGTTGCCGCCCCGGTCACCGTCAGCGTAACTGTTGCTGCCGCGCCCGTGGATTCAGGAACGGCAATCACATACAGCTCGCCAAACGGGTCGGTCTGGCGATAAGCCTCGACCATACGCGCCAGCTGACTTCCCGCACCACAAATCTGGCGTGCATAGTCTGCCGATGGCATCAGCACCAGACTGTTGGCAACAATCTCTGCACCGTTATTGGCATGACCAATCAGCAGCGATGCTCCGCTGTCCTGTGCAGTATTCGCCGCCTGGTTATCCATTTCCGCATAAAACAGCGGAACCAGCGTATTCGACGGAATGGTGTTAAAGCTTATCGTCATCGGTGTTCACCTTTTTATTCACGCGCCGGATATCACCCGCGGCTTCACGGCGCAGCCAGTAGTTGTTCTCATCAACATTTCGCCCCTCGGCGGGCAAAAGGTCGCCGCGGGCAGGGTCAGGAACTGACCGCCCTTTAACAGGTTTCACAAACATGAAGATTCTCAGGAAGGAAGGGTTATTTCGGTGTGATGTTCGATATCGCCGTCAGGCCCGTTACCGGGCTCGAGATAATCAACATCAATCGCCAGCGTTTGCAGTTCATCCAGACTGTTCAGATCATCCTGCTGGCGGGTATCGTCTTCAGTCAGCTCGCTGATGACCGAAAAATCGAACTGATAAATCAGCTCATGACGATTCAGATCCAGCAGCGTGCCGCCGTCATAGGTAATCGGGTTACCGCACGCCTCCGGGTTCCAGCCCAGCAGAGCCTTAAAGAGCATCTGCCGGACATCGTCCACCACATCATACGAGGCAAACTGACCGCGCTCATCACGCCCGTTACTCAGTATGACAACCACGGAGAAACCCTCTTTCAGCTCCTGCCAGTAGTCGGTCTGGCTTTTGTTTTCTCCCGGAGAATCATCACCCGGTACAACATATGCCGCCGGGAGTTTCAGCTTTCCGACCTCCGGCAGATTTTTGAACTGGGCCGCGCCTGCAACCCGGTTTTCAAAATACGGACAGCGGGCACGCAGTGCAGCAATAACAGGCGTCAGTTTCATCTGTGTCGTCGCTCCGGCTTCAGTGATTTACGCAATTCCCGCGCCAGAAAATAGCGTGTCCAGCTGCGGTTCTTTTCAAGCGTTTCCACCATGAAGTTATTACGTGGAGCCAGTCGCCAGCCGCTGCCACCGGATGCACCACGATGATGGCTGCGACGACGCTTTGCCCCGCGCCTCACGCCATAGAACAAAAAAGCCGGATAAAAATCACCGGTGATACGGCGGTTTCCCTCTCCATTACGCTGGTTAGGGGCTATACGTGCCATAAAACCAGGGCGATGTTTACTGGCTCTGGGTACCATGTAACCAATCGAACGAGCCAGGCGTCCGGTCTGATAACCGGGGTTTTCACCCGGTGCCGACCGCGCACGGCGCATCACCAGCCGACGGGCATCACGCATATGACGCTGACCAATCGTGACAAACGCCCGCCGGACACGGGCGCGGTTAAAGCGCATCTCCGCGGGCTGCTGAAAATCAACGTGCAAAAAGGAAGTCGTCATTGTTGCCTCCGTGACTCTGCCTACATTCGCCCAGCTCCGTACACTCCAGCAGCAGAAAGCGCCGCGCCCCGTTCAGATCGCGCTGACGTTTCACCCGGTACACACTGTCACCGCAGACCACCTCATAATCAGCGGTGATCCCCCGGCGATAACGAATGGTGATGTAATGGGTGATGGCGTCCCCGGTCTGCGCGGTTTCCTGCCAGGTGGTGGCACTGGTCTGGACAACCTTCGCCCATGTCCGGAACGCAACCGGGTATTGAGGCTCCACGCCAAAGTTATCCGCGGGCATATCCACCCGCTGGCGGATCAGGACGCGTTTATTCAGTTCACCGGGGTCCGGCAGAATGTAGGTTGCGCTGGTCTGCGCCTGACGAATTTTCATTGCGGGAAATACCTGTACGGGCCGACAAGCCAGTTAAAGCTCATTGGCAACTCCATTTTCTCAACGTCTGTAACCGACGAGCGATTTTCGTAAAAATGGCTGATAAGCATCAGCATCCCCAGACGAATATCATCCGGCAGGTGCAGCCCGTCCGGATCGCTGTCCGGAATGGTTTCATCCGGAGCATAGAGCTTCCGGTTCAGATACGTTTCCGTCCGCTTTTGCGCCGCACAGGCCAGCAGTTGCAGATGACGGTCATCAGCATCGAAATCCTCATCCAGCCGGAGTTGGGCTTTAATCTCTTCCATTGTCAGAAGCATACTCAGCCCTCTTTACTGGTCGTGGCTTTTTTCTCTTTTGTCGCTTTACTGCTTTTTGCACTGGTTCCGCGCTCTGCTAACCCGGCCTGAAGTGCAATCTCCTGCACCCGGGCAGGAAGCGCCCCGTCGTCATACTCACCGGCCCGAATGACCTCAACACGCATACCGTCCGGTGACCATTTCAGATCTTGTTTCAGGATCATGATTCTTCACCCGTCAGAACAGGGGGCGCGGTTCCGCTCCCCTGAGTGATTACGCCGCTGCAATCTTCAGCAGTTTGATGGCCTGCGAATCGACCAGCATCCCGCCGGTGCGCTTGGTGGTATAAAAACCGACAAACGGTTTATTGGTGTACGGGTCACGCAGAATGCGGGTGCCGATACGGTCAACGATGGTGTAACCCCGTTTGAAGTTACCAAATGCAATGGCTTTCGCATCAGCGGCGATATCCGGCATCTGTTCGTTTTCAGCGATACCGTAACCCGCCAGAGAGGACGGCTGCCCCAGCTCCAGCCCCGGACGCCACAGATAGTTACCCTCGGTGTCTTTCAGCAGACGGATGGCAAACAGGCTGTTGTTGTTCATCATGAACTTCGCGCCAGTGCGGTGTGCCTTACGCAGCGTGTAAATCAGTTTGATAATGGCGTCTGCGGTCACCGCGGTCGCTTCGCCGGATACAATATGCTGAAGTTTGCCGAACGCCCGGACCTTGTCGGTTTCATCAGTGGATTCATACGCCAGGAACCCTTTCGGCTTCTTGGTGCCATCGCCTGAGGTAAAGGCAATTTCTTCCTGTTCGGCAAATTCGGTTGCCAGCTCGCTGTTGATCCAGGCCTCCACGTTGAAGAAGGCATCGTCCAGCATTTTCTGGGTAGCCTGCGGGTTGCCGTAGATTTCCCCCATGAGAGGTTCAATCAGCTCCAGTCTGGAGGTGGCAGTCTGGGATCGCGTATCAGTTTCCCCCACCCATCCGGAAGCCGTACCGCCCAGATTCACCAGTTTTTTGTAGTCGGAACCGCCAACGGTGATCACCGTGGCTTCCTGACGCATCACCACTTCATCTTTCAGCAGGTTAAGAATGTTGCGATCCAGTTCTTCCGGCACGGCGTAGCCACCGTCTTCATCGGTACCCACCTGCAATGCCTTACGCTCCAGATCGCGCAGACCGTCTTCACGGCCTTTACGCAGGAAGCCCACAAACGCCTCTTTATGCTCGGTGGCCAGTTTATTTTGCGCTCCACCTGCCGGACGTTTCAGCTCAAGCAGCTCTTTTTCAAGGTCGCTTTTGAGATTTTCCAGCTCGCTGAGTTTCCCGTTCAGGGTTTCCACCTGCCCGGCAAGCTTGCCTTTTTCCTGCTCAATCGCATCCACGCGCTTGTCGTTCTTTGCCTTGAAGTCGTCAAACTTCTGCTGCAGCTCCTGCGCGACCTGTTCGACATCTTTAATATCTACCGCCATCGTATTTCTCCTGATTAGAAGTTCAGATTTTTCAGTGCATTCAGTGCAGAGCTCACATCCTCAGCGTCGCGCAGGGACAGTGCGCTATAGCCCCCGGCCATGAATGCTTTGGCCTGGGTACGGGAGAGTCCGACATCACGCAGGACTCTTTCGATTTTTTTCTGTTCGGGGATTTCCCCGCGGGCCAGCGCGTTCTTGACGTCGCTGATCCGTGCCTCGTCGTTAGACGGAAACGTCACCAGACTGACTTCCCAGAGGTCGATTTCTTTCAGCAGAAAGGCTTCTTTCGTCCGGTCGTATTCCCAGTCCTTCAGGACGTACCCAATAGAAAGGCCGGTTAACGAACCGGCCTTCATGTGTGCATGTGCGCGTTTTGCCAGGGGATCATCATCAATGAGCAACCGCCCCCTGACGTAAAGCCCGACATCGTCTTCCTTCATTTCGGTGTAAACACCGATGGGCTCATCCATGCGGTGCTGCCAGAGCAGCGCAGGTAACGCTTTTCTGTCACTCCACGCCCGCAGGGAAGCAGCAAATGCCCCGGACATCACCACATCATCGTGGCTGTCCTTTACACCAAAGACGGAGCCATACCCTTCAAACTCACCGGAGTCACTGACAGATTTCAGACTCAGCGGTACATCAAGACGTTGTTTCGTCTGCATTGGCGTTATCCTTCTGCTTACCGGCTTTACTGCCATCGGAGGGTTTCGTGGTCATGTTCATCGGTGTGAGATAGACATCACCACCGGGACGCGGATTCATATCTTCCAGGTCGCGGCAGTCATTGGGAGAGTAAATTCCCCAGTTGATCCCGGTGGCGTAGGCTTCAAAACGGGACTTCATATCCCCGCGCAGTAACGCCCCGGCGTTAAATTTGGCGTAATAAACGCCCTGCTTACTTTTTCGTACCAGTCCGGTGTTGATCCGCTGTTCGATGCGGGTCAGATACGGCACCAGTGAATAGTTGATAAATCCCAGCCCCAACTCTTCGATATTGTTGAAGGTGGCGCGATCGGTGTTCTGCACCATGTGCAACGGCACCCGGAACAGACGACAGATTTCTTCAAGCTGAAACTTGCGGGTTTCCAGGAACTGGCTGTCCTCGGCGTTCAGCGCCATCGACTTCCAGTCCAGCCCCATCTCAAGGATCATCGGGCGGTGAGCATTGCCAAGCCCGGTGTGACGCTCCTCAAAATCTTTCTTCAGGCGCTCATAAGCCTGATCTGACAGCGTCTGCTCTGTACGCAACACACCCGACGTCACCGCGCCATTGCTGAACAGTCTGGCCCCGTGCTCTTCAGTCGCTGCCGCCAGCGATATTGCCTCGCGGGCATAGGCGATGGGATTCAGCCCCACCAGTCCGTCCAGCGTCAGCGTGCGCACATGCCAGATATCCTCCTGGCTCAGTACATCCGTGGAGCCATCCGGGAATGTGACCTGATAGACCGGCTCCCAGCTACTGTTAAGCTTCGGTACCACACAGCCGGGATCGACGGGCAGCAGTTCAGCCACTTCGCCAAATGCTTTCACTTTGTAGGCGTAAAAGTTTCCCCGCAGGCACAGACAGGTGACCACCAGCTCCCAGAACTCCTGCGGCGTCATATAGCCATTGGGATGCGTGGAGATCAGTTTATGCAGACGTTCGCCGGTGGCTCTCTGCTTCAGGCTGCCGTTCAGGTGATACAGATTGCAGGGCAACATCCCGACCGACTCTGCCAGCACTCTGACGCAGGAAAAAACCGCCGTCAGTCGCATGGCCCGCTGACTGCTGATCTGCTTTCCGGTATAGGTGTCGTAGGACAACCCGATGGCATCCGCCAGCTCTGCTGGCGTGGTCACCGGTGCGTCACTTTTTCGTTGAAATAATCCCGAAAAGAACACTATTTACCTCCACCAACAGACAGCTGTGTACGGTCGAGATATCGCGCTACCAGCCACGACCAGAACAGGCACAACGCCCCGGCAACAACAAACCCCGCCGGGGGATAAATCAGCCAGGCACCATACGCCAGCAAAAGCGCCCCCAGCACGCCCACCAGAGGCGCGAGAATCAGCATGATCATAATTACCTCAGTTAAAGCGAGCGGATCCCATAGGACTCAATGTGGTCAGACAGCGTGTCTTCTTTCTCGTACAGCATGGCTCTGCCAACCGCCATAATCAGCGCAACTGCACCGTCAATTTTGTTTTCCGCCTGCTCTTTGACGGGTTTCACCACATCATCGTTACCCGGAATGGTTTTGCCGACCACATTGCCGATACACCAGGTCATGATGGGATTGCCATCATGATGAAAGCGCCCCGATTCAATTGCCGCTTCCAGCTCTTTCATCGGGTCGGACATGTTGGTGTAGTTCTGAATGATAGTGACGGGATTCAGGTCTTCATCAGCAAGGTCATGTGACAACCCGGTCGCCCCGAAGGGGTCGATGGGTGACTCACTGACCGGGCTGATTTTGTTCGCCGCTTTGGCCTCCTCGAGGATGTAGCGATAATCCACCTCCGCACCATCGGTAACGGTCAGAACGCCCATTTCCACCCATTTCTGAAAGCGTTCGGCTGTCCGGCGATCTTCATTTTTCTCGACGCTGTACACCGTGTCATACGGTACCCAGAAACGCGGGGCCACACTGTAGTAATGCGTTTTACCGTCAATCTCGCGGGTATAAAGTCGCGCCATGCTGTTCATATCCAGCTTACGCGCCAGGTCAAAGGCCAGAATGCACGGCTGCCCCTCGAACTGCTCAAGGGTCAGTGATTTATCCTCGCAGCTCTGCCAGCTCACCAGGTTGAAATACGCCGAACGCGCCGACACCCAGATATTGAGGTGTTTTGTTTTAAAGACGTTTGCCAGACGGGCGTTATTTTTCGCACGCTGCTGCTGACTTAACAAAAATTCGCGATAAACCGACACGCCAATATTCGGGTTAGCTTTTTCCAGCACCTGCGGGTCGGTCCAGTCATCGCCTTCGTCAACGGTATAGATGATCCCGAACAGTTCATCGTTGGGTACCGAACCGTTGAGCATCTCGATAACTTCCCGCCGCTTGTCGTAGCACGGCCCCTCAATGTTGTACCCGGCGGTGGTGATGGCCCACATCAGTGGCTGACGTCGCGCGCCCATCCCGGTAAGCATCGTGGTATAAAGCGCATCGGTGGCGTGCTCGTGATATTCATCCACCACGGCACAGTGGGGTGATGAACCATCACCGGGGTTACCGATCAGCGGTTCAAACCGCGCGCCATCCTCCGGACGGTTCATGTTTGAGGCGTTAACCTCAATCCCGAACGCTTCCGTCAGCATGGGTGTGCGTTTACACATCAGTCGCGCCGGGCGAAAGACTTCCCACGCCTGTTTCTCTGTCGTGGCACCGGAATACACTTCCGCGCCAAACTCGTTATCACAGGCAAAACAATACAGGGCAACACCGGCAGAGATTGCCGATTTGCCGTTCTTACGGGGGATTTCGGTATACACCTCCCTGAAGCGGCGCAGCCGGGAGCCTTTATTGACCCAGCCAAACGCACAGCAGATCACAAAGAGCTGCCACGGTTCCAGCGTGATGGGCATCCTCTTGAATGCCCACTCCCCCTTGGTGTGTGGCAACAGCTGAATAAATTTCGCGGCCCGTTCAGCCAGGTCCTTGTCGAAGCGGTAACGAAACGACTTACTTTTTTCCGCCATCAGGTCATCAAGATGGCGCTGGCAGGCCTGAATCACAAACTGGCAGGCCACAATCTTTCCGCGCACGACATCACGGGCATACTGATTGGCAGCATTTACGTTGGGGTAAGATTTCCGGCTCATGATTCGATGATTTTCAGAAACGGGTTAGTGGCTTTCTTCTGCCCCGCCAGGCCAATCAGACGCTGGCGGCTGCTGGGGTCGAGTCCGAGCATTGCCCCCGTACTGCTCATCTCGGACTCCTGTTCTTTTTTGGCGGTCAGCTCCGGATTTTTGACCATACCGCCCATTGCACCGGTGATGGTGTTGCCCTGTCTGGCAATATTTTTCACGGCACGTCGCCAGAACTCGTAGGCCACGCACCACCGCTCAAGCACCGCGAGGTCAGTCACGCACAGCAGGCCCTGACCGCAGAGTTCTTTAGTTGTCAGTTGCCACATGATCGTAGCGAGAGGGAGATCTTCTTCAGCGAACCACTCCGGTGGCTCAACACCTTTGATGGGCGTAAAAACAGGTTCATCTTTATTCAGGGCTCGCTTGCCGGGGTTTCCGGCCAGCGCCTTGCGCGCCGTTGGCTTGGGGCGACGCCCGGAACGCCCCGCCGTTCCAGCCATATGCGGCACTCCTGGTTAAATTTCATTTTTCGCGGGTATAAAAAAACGATGGGGCGGGCAGTCCGGAAGACGTCAGGTCACAGAGATTTGACCCGCCCCTCCCCCGCAGATAGTTGAGAGTTATTATCACTTCAGTCGTTCACGGGCCGTCTTCGTCTTATGACACGGCCAGCACAGGCTCTGCAGATTGCAGTCTGCATCAGTGCCGCCATGCGCTTTAGGGATGATGTGGTCAACGGTTTTCGCCTCACGCACCACACCGACACGCAGGCACAACTGACACAGGCCTTTGTCACGCTTCAGCACGCGCGCGCGGATAACATCCCACTTCGAACCGTAGCCGCGCTGGTGACGGGATTGTCCTGGCTTGTATTGTTTCCAGCCTTCGCTTTTGTGGCTTTCGCAGTAGCCTGACGGGTCAGTGGTGGTTTGGCGGCAGCCGCGAACGCGGCAGGCTTTTGGGGTTCGTGGTGGCATGCTGGCTCCAATAAAAAGCCCCGCGACGCGAGGCTTAGACAGAAAAAACACCGGATAAGATCTGGTCATTCTTCCTTTTTAATAATGACTTCTCGAGGGCGCAATTGTTGGATAGCACGACAAATACAATATGGAATAACTGCCCATGCTACTCCCATTGCTGCACCTGCAGCCTGTTGTGGAGCACTCTGAGCACCGAAAACCCCGAGGATTCCTTCAATAAATCCAATAGCACTACACAAAAGACTGATGACCCAGAGAATTTTCATAAACCCAAACTCCTTTTAAATAAACACTTTACTAGGATAATTCTCATAAAATGTTAGTAAAGTATTTTCAGGAAAATAGCGTATCACTGCCTATTTTTGACACTGATGCCGGGATAATTATTCCGGTCGCTGGAGTTGCTCATGATGATACAGAGCGAGAATCAGGTCATAAGACCCTTGCCTGTCTTTGTAACCAGTTTTATCAACCAATTCAGCTTTACTGATTCCGGGTAAATCAAGAATCAGATTCGCAACTTCAATTGCCCTTTGGTACAACTTACCGCCCTTTTTCTCCCCATGCAGTGGTTTTACATTCTTGAGGTAACCGCTATCCGCCAGGGCGAGAAATGTTGCCCTTGGGCATATCTTCTTTCTTGACGATTCGCTTTCTGTAACCTCTGCGACAGCTGCATCCCATGCATCACGAGGAGGCATTGAGCTATCAGCAACCAAATGATAAGCGATTAAAGCGGCGCGCGCGTATTGAGACATAATGCATCCATATACAAAAATCTCATGATAAGACTTTTCTAATATGAACACTGTGATCTCACATACTCTTGCAGGCTATTCAATTGGTTAGTTATGGTTTCGATGCGCTCTCTGAGAACGAAATAATCCCGTTGAGCGGTGTCAGTAAGTCTGGGGCTGGAAGCATCATCCACGCCGGAGGCGGCGGTGGTTTTATGCATGTCCGGACAGACTGCTTTGACGTGCAGCCACTTACGACCAGCAGAAACATCAGCACGAAGACTTTCGATAGTCGCGTTAGCATCAGCAAGCTCCTTTGTATATCTGGCATCGAGTTCAGCTACATTACTTTGACGTTTCTGCATGTCAGCGATAATGGATGCGGCCTTATCGCGCTGCTTTTTGTAGGTGATGGCGTTATCACGGTAATGATTAACCGCCCATGACAGGCAGACGATGATGCAGATAACCAGAACGGAGATAATCGCGGTGACTCTGCTCATACCTCAATCTCTCTGACCGTTCCGCCCGCTTCTTTGAATTTTGCAATCAGGCTGTCAGTCTTATGCTCGAACTGACCATAACCAGCGCCAGGCAATGAGGCCCAGATATTGCTGCAACGGTCGATTGCCTGACGGATGTCACCGCGATCAATCATTAGTAAAGCGCCACGCTCCTTAATCTGCTGCAATGCAACAGCATCCTGGCTTTTAGGAGAGAAGTCTGTCAGCCCTAACTGCTTGCGGTAAGCATCCCACCAGCGTGAAAGAAGTTGATAACGGCCTGCGGCTGTTGATTTGAGTTTCGGGTTTAGCGTGACAAGTTTTCGAGGGTGATCGGAGTAATCAGTGAAGAGTTCGCCACCGACAATAACGTCATAACCGTGGTTACGTGTCGGTTGTCGCCCGTTATCCGTTCCTTCTGACCAGGCCACCATATCAAGGAAAGCTTTACGCTGAGGATTTAGTACCTGCATAAATTACTCCTTCGAGCTACCAAATTTGTTACCGATTACTCGCATTGCAGCCCCACGAATAGCATCGACACCGATCAGCCCAACGCCGCCACCAATGGCAACAGAAAGAGATTTAGGCCATCCGACATACTCAAGAGCGGATGCAAAAGTCAGCGTCAGAGCACCACAGAGCAAAATCTCGAGCGTTTTTCGCTTCCAGCCACCACCACCGCCAAAATAGGCAATGCGCAAGCCAGCCATAACGATCGACATAATCACTGCGCCCAGCGGTGTGTCTCCACGCCACCAGCTCTGAAACAACTCCAGCCAGTCCGGCCAGGTATTTGGGTTATGAGGCATTTGTAGTTATCTCTCACCTCGCTGATACAGCAGGTGCAAATTGAGGAAACATCATGTTCCGCAAATCAGAAGCGGAAACGTCAAAGAAGCCGAGTCAAAGGATAACTGCGGGATAAACCAAGCCCAACGAACAACCAGGCCCAGAAACGACAAAACCCGCTCATCGGCGGGTTTAAGCTGTGTGGCGAAGTAACCACTCTTAACACATTACATGATAAAATGCGGACCGCGTTAGTAATATTTTTCTCATATATTGGGTTCACTACATGCGACATAATTTTTCTAAAGACACTATAAAAAAATTAGCAGAGCGGGCAGCATTCATTTGTTCAAACCCTTCATGCCCTAGATTGACCATTGGCCCATCAATTGATGGCAATAAATCAATCAAGACAGGAGTTGCTGCTCACATATGTGCAGCATCTCCTGATGGCCCACGCTATGACATGTCACAATCAGAAACAGAAAGGAAGTCAATTAACAATGGCATATGGCTGTGTGCTACTTGTTCTGTATTAATAGATAAGAATCAGGGGCTAGACTATCCGGCACCTGTATTAAGAAAATGGAAAAAAGATCATGAAAGCCTTATAAGCTCCTGTCTTGAAGGTTCGATTAATATTACCTTCGATGCTTTGAAATATATTCAACAGCATGATGAAAGAAATCTGGCAAAAAAGATTATAAATGAATTGGATGATAAAGGGGCTTTGTTCGTAGAATATCATCTTGAAAACCCCTGTTTTGTTGCCGAATCACTCAAAGAGTTAAGAACCTGTTTGACCTCTTTGCTTTCTCAAATCCCAGATGAATCACCTCTATTTATCGTTTGCAAGTCAATTCGAGAAGCATGCCGTTATTATATGAACAACACTTCTAAAGACGCAGGGATTAAAGAGTTAGAATTTTCGTTGGGAGCTGTCAGAAAAATCGTAGGTATCAACGTTAAAAGAATATCAGAAACCTACGGGGTTAAACCTAGCCCACAATTATCTACCATAATGCCAGATTAAATCTGTTACGCAGCAACAAAGTTAAACTCTATGTTGCTGCCTTAATTTTATTACTCCATTTCTAAACGAATATCCAGCATCGAGAGACAACCATCTATAAACCCTTCAGCCAACTGTATCTCTATACGTATCAATTTCTCATCTTTTTTGTATGCTTTTGCTATCTTCCTTTTCGAGATGCCATACAGGTAATGAGCCACAATCAGAGAGTGCTCATATGGTTTTCTCTTCTTAAGAAGAGCAAGACAACCTTCAATAATTAATGCATCACTATCTGAACAAGCCTGACGTGTTTTGCTTGTATAGGGAAGAAGCCCTTTAAACCCAGCAGCTATAGGAGAATAGTCTACTCCAGAACTATCACTCGCCGCCCATGCTCCCCAACGATCCAGAACCATCTGAATATCACGCATCAACTTTCTCCACAAAATCAGGCCAGCACGCCAGTTGCCAGCGCACGATCGATAAAACGAAATATCAGCTCCAGTTGGGAGCCATACTTCTCTTCAAATGCCACGGTATCTGCATGCAGCTCGTCGTGATGCTTTCTGCACAAAGGCAACACAAAGAGGTCATGCGCTTTTGTCCCCATTCCTCCCTGACCGTGACCTATCAGGTGGTGAGGATCATCAGCAGACTTTCCACAACATGCACACGGCTGCGTCTTAACCCAGCGCGTGTACTTTTCGTTAACCCAGCGGCGACGTTTGGGGCGTAACATAAAAGACTCCGGCGACTCCGGATCCACTTTCAGCGCCAGCACCTTTTTCGCTTTATCCTGGATGATGCTGGTGGCAGGAACCGAAGGAACAAGGTCACTTTCCCGGGTGACAGACGGCACAACAGGCTTCGGTAATCTCAGTGCCTTACGGGCTGCACTTTCCGGTAAGGCATCCGCCAGGTCATTACGAACCAGCCACCAGCATAGTTCCGGCATTGTCACAACGTGACTATCATCAAAACCGAGATCCCGACGCACAACAGACAACATCCAGCGGGCACAGTTATCCGTTGCCATTGATTCCAGCCGTTCCGTGAACTGATCGCGCAGCTGGTTATCGCAGTGCCAGCACAGACGGATTGCGCCCGGCGCGTGTCGCATTGTGGTCATGTTCTCGCTGTGCCAGTCGGAATGAGGCCACTGGCAGCCTTTTTCACGAAGTAACCAGCTTTCAAGACATTCCACTCCACCAGCACGACGGATCACTGCCTCATTGCGGAACACGGCCCGAACGGCAGGATCATCCGCCAGCGGTTGTGATGCTGCCGGAACGGCACCACTGGCGAAAGATGAATAACGTTCCGGCTCAGACTCCAGCAGGACACGCCCCTGCATAAACAGGGGCATCAGCTCTGAACCTGGTCTGAACAATACGATCCCCATACGCGGGGCAATTTCAGGGGTCAGTAGTGCTCTCACGGTCACCTCAATGAACGGTATCGAGCAGCTTTAACAGCTCAGGGAATCGGGATTCGAAGAAATGCGGCTGCGTCTCGCGCGGATTTGCGGGACTGGTGATGTTCTTGCCGAACATGCAGCCTTTCGCTGTCAGCGACCAGAATTTTTTGATGTTGTTAATCGCGGTACGGCTGTATCGTTCGCGTTGTTCAACGATCCCCAGCTTCACCATCTGGTGATATGCCTGATTAGCCGTCAGGCGGATACCATACTGCTTCAGCAGTGCACTCAGCGACAGCGTGGGGCGACTTGAGCCATCGTGTGCATCAGCAGGAGCATCAATGGCATAGCGCGGAGCCAGATTCGGTAAGCCAACAGCCTCCTGGAGTTTCTGACAGGCCCCAAGCACAGATGAGTTAGACAGGTTTAACTCCCGACGCATAAAGTCCAGCAGAATCACTCCAGCCTGCATCTTGTCAGCAGCCTGTCCGGATAATTTTTCCGGTGCGCTGGTTACCATGTCGAAAGTACGGATCACCTTCAGATGGAATGACGGGCTGATCCACATTGCATAGGCATACACCAGTTCCTTACAGACATACGTTCCCCGTTCATTTCCCCCATGAATCACACTCACCGGGTCAACACCCAAATTCTGGGTGTTGGTCAATTCATGAACAAGCTCAACAGTTTGTTGGCTGGAAAGAAACTTTCCTGGCTCCTTGGTTCTGGCATTTGCACCAGATGCTACTGCTGCGCGATGCAGATCGTTCAGGCTGTAACGACCATAAGCATCACGACGAACTTCAATACCATCAATGACCATCAGATTATTCATACTTCGTTTCTCCTCTTAATCAGGCGGCTGCACCCGCCGTTTTCTCGTACTTACTGATAGTGATCTCGACCTTCCCTTCCGGGATAACCGGCCCCCACTCCACCAGCATTCTTTTCACCTGGCTGTCGTCTTCCCACACACCCGCGTGGGTCAGGGCGTCAAACAGCGCCTTGTTATAGTTATCCAGATCGCGGATCCGGTTATCCGGTGGAAACAACACGATCTCCACTGAAGCAGGTGCCGACGTTGGTTTCGGCAGACGACGTAACTGCTCAATGATGGCGGCACACGCCGCGCCCTGGAATTTGCGCCCCGCCGCGCTTATCAGGCTCTTACCTGCAAACGCCCCTTTGTTGGGGTGTCGCCAGTACGTGTTCACGCTGGGCGGAAAAGGCAGAATCAGCTTCATACTTTCAGGCCCCTCTCATGTAACCAGTAGGCTGCACGCAGCCTAGCGTTTTCCTCACCGGCAAGCAGTGCGCGGATAATCCCGACCGCCTCGCTGTCGTCGTCCTTCACCGCGGTATGAAGCGTGATCCCCCGGGCCACGCCACGCTTTATCGTGATGACGCCTTTTTTCTCCAGTGCGCGAAGATGCTCCACCGCTGCATTCACTGAACGGTATCCCAGCATGGTTGCCACCTCCTGATTGGTTGGCGGGAAGCCACGTTCTTTCTGATAAGAAATCAGCATATCCAGCACCTGCTGCTGGCATTGAGTTAACGTCGTCATTAAGCCCCCACGTAATTCCCTGACAGATACCACTCTTCACCCGATGCAGCGCGCTTGCTGCTTTTCCGTAAACACCGCTCACGACGCGCAAGAAAATTGTTTCGCTCTTGCTGGGAGTGGCTTTCACGGAATGCCGCCATCCACACCGTTGCAGCACGACGAAATAAGCCCCTGGACTCCAGTTCTTCCGCCTGGCGGGTCAGGCACAAAATCACCCGTGGGTCGTTAGTGCCGACATAGAAATTGCTCACAGGTCTGGATTCACGAACTGGTTGCGGTTCCGGCTCCTGCGGTATCTCAGTCAGGCGAGGGAAATGTCTGCGTGTATCCCCTTCACAACGGTGAGCCACACGCCCACTCTGACGTAACTTGCTTGCTGACTGCAGAACGCGCTGTCGTGAGTAACCTGCAAAAGCATCCGCAATGTCTCCGGAAGTACACCCCGGATGGGCTTCAATGAATTTCTGAACGTCATTCAAAAGACTCATGATCACCCCCTGAATCCTGCCGGGATCTGGCTGTAGTCCACGTTGTCGTAACTGGCTTTAAAGTACGGGTCTTCGCGTTTTTCTGTGTACGTGCTGACGGACGGTGATAAGCGCAGGGAAAGTTCATCCCATTTTTCCCGCAATTTCGATGGGCTGAGGACGTTACGGCACCAGAACGGGTCACGACTGACGCGGCTGTACATCTCGCAGATTTGTTTGTGAGTGCGACCATCCTGAACACACATCAGGCGAATTTCGTTTGCCCAGGCTGTCCAGTTTGGTTCTTTGGGACGAACCACCTCGCCGTCACATTCGGCGGCCTGCTCGTACAGGGCTATGATTTTTTTCCAGAGCCACTGTGCGCAGGTCAAATCATCCTGCGTTCCCCACTGGCGCTTTTTAGGGCTGAATACAACCGCATCAGGATGGCGAGTTAAAAAATCCTGTTCAGCCTTCTGCGTGTCCGGTTGCGAAGCGTCCGGACGAGAAGGTTTTTTATCTGACGGATCATGTTTTGATTTTACTGACGGATCCCCGCCAGATTCTGACGGGTGAAAACCCGCTTTTTTGCCAGATTTCGACGCATCAAATTTTGACGGGTCAGATTTTGACGGGTCAGAATCTGACAGTTGAGAAAGTGCCGCAGCCTGAAGCTTTGCAACGTTAAGCTGATAGACGTTCGACGCATTGCGGTTACCCTGTCGACGCGCCTTACGCGTTAACCAGCCTTCTGCTTCCAGCCGTGCGATAGCCGTTCTTACAGTACTCACCCCTGCGCCAATCTGGCGGGCAATGGTTTCAATTGATGGCCAGCACACACCTTCGTCATTACTGAAATCAGCCAGGCGGGCCATAATTGCCACACTGGATAATTTCATGCCTGACGCTGCGCAACCATCCCATACATAGCCGGTTAATTTAGTGCTCATGACCGACCTCTATTTCCCTGAATTTACGACGAAACTGTTCGAGCGGGCTGAAGCACTCATGCTCATAGCCTTCGCGGAGGTAGATAACACGTTGTGTTTCCGGCTCCCAACGAATGACTCTGACGGGCACTCCGTAGTGATCTTTGAACCAGCGGTTAACTTGTCGCAAAGGACTGTCTCCTTCTGCCGGTTGAAATCACCCACAGCCCACTCTGCAAAGCTGTGGGTTACAATTTCCCTGTCACCTGGTACATTTACTGCATAGCAATACTCCACCTTCGCTTTTCCACCCGGTACAGGAAGCGCAATCAGTTGCGAGCGACGGTAGTGTGTTGTTAAACTGTTCATGCGTTAGTTTCTCCACAGTCACGACACGCCACGGCGCCCGGAGCTGCACACTCGCGGGCGTCACTACTTTCTGAAACGCAAAAGATTTTGTAGACCAGTGCTGCATGCTCCTGCAGCTTCGAAATTGAGAGGTACAGCTCATCGTTAATTGCTGTCTTCTCATGCGGTTCCACTACACCGTCTTCAATTGCTGAACGAATCTGTTTTGAATAACTGCCGATCTGTTCAATGACTTCCAGCAGGCGTTGGTTGATATCGGCGTTGTCCACATCCTCGACGTCAGGAAGAGACACAAAGACGCCATTTGCAGACTGCGCCACAGCATCAGCAATGAAGTGAGTGCCACCAGCACGCTGTAAAACCATTGCCCATCCCAGCGGGAAAATCTGATCGCCATCTGCACGAAGGCGGTTGAATAAAGCGTTTTCTGTTACATCGAGCCAGTCAGCCGCTTCAGCGTAACCACCCGGCAACGCCGCGATAGTTTTTCTGACAGCTTTCACGTACCACTCAGGCTGTTTTTCTATTTTCCAGTGATGCTTACCCACGGTTAGCCTCATCGTTCTGTGGTTAAAAATTGAAAGTGTTCTGCTAATCTTTCGGATAGATATCCGGTCTTAAGTCAGATTTCGTAATTGCACCTGACGTGCATTGCTCAAGTTTTTTAGCCAGCACAAAACTGGCTTTTTTATAGCCATTGAAAACCAGCCGTAAGTAGCCAGGTGTTGAGCCAACTTTTCCGGCCAACTCGCCCTGCTGTTCTTTGGTTAAAGAGTCCCAATACGCTTTCATACAATATGTACCTCCAGTGTACATATTACATGATTGAAATGAACCTTCAAGATACTTGTACCTTAACGGTACAAGGGTTTTAATTTCGTTATGAAAACAATCCATGACATCCGGCGGTCTAACGCCAGAAAACTGAGAGATGGTGTTGGCGGGAATTCTTCCTTTGCCACTATGATTGATCGCGAGCCAACCCAGACCAGCAGGTTTATGGGAGATGGTGCTACTAAAAATATCGGTGACAGCATGGCACGACACATCGAAAAATGTTTCGACCTGCCTGTCGGATGGCTCGATCAAGAACACCAGACAACGAACATCACAAAAAAACCTGATGTTTCAATCACTAATAAACAAATCACATTAGTCCCTGTCATATCATGGGTACAGGCCGGAGCATGGAAAGAAGTTGGATATTCTGAGGTTGATTTGAGCACAGCAGAAACGTATCCCTGCCCTGTACCCTGTGGGGAAATGACTTATATCTTGCGGGTGATAGGTGATTCAATGATTGATGAGTACCGCCCGGGAGACATGATTTTTGTCGATCCTGAAGTACCTGCCTGCCACGGTGACGACGTTATTGCATTGATGCACGATACAGGCGAAACCACCTTCAAAAGGTTGATAGAAGATGGGACACAGCGTTATCTCAAAGCGTTAAACCCAAACTGGCCTGAGCCTTACATTAAGATCAACGGTAATTGCTCTATAATTGGTACAGTGATTTTCTCAGGAAAACCAAGAAGATACAAAATCAAAGCCTAATCAATGTTTATGAACCTGCTTCGGCAGGTTTTTTTATACTTGACAATGTACCTTTAAGATACATAATGTACCCAAGCGAAACAACGAACAGGCAGGACGCCCACGAAGTAGCCGCCTGGGGCATATGAAGTCCAGGATGATTCGTTGAGTCATGTTGTGCCACTAGGCACTCATGTTAAAGCAGGTGTATGAAATGAAAGTCCAGATTTTAAACAATAACTGTGAAGTCGTTTGGTCATACGACATAGCCGCCCCTGTAGATCAGAGCGGCGATAGCTGGACCAATGGGAAACATCAGATTATGGCTGGAGTTGTGTTCTCTTTACGCCGTGCTTTGGAACAGGCTGAAGTATTTCCATCAGACCCTGAATGGAAATGGCCTTTTTCTATTTGTCCAAATTCGGAGAGCACATTTCAGAAAATTGGTCAGAAAGTCGCACTCGAAGAGCATCAGCCAACTGTTTCCTGATTTTTTCAGGTAACTCGTCGGCATCGCAGAAACAACAACGCTCGATCATGTTGAAAGCCGATTCGTAGAACTGTTTCTGCTGAGTGTCGCTGAGACAGGAAAAGAGCGACGTTACGATGATTTTATTAATTGCATTATCAAGTTCTTTTTCATCAAAAGTCATTTGATTTTCCTTTTATGTATACGGGCTTAAAAGGATACCACCGAGCCTGAAGTGGTGAAAAGACAGGCACATAACAGCTAAGTATTTTCAACCAAAGAGAATCCTTAGCGTTGTGGTGAATGCGGCTCAGCGCACGCGGGTTAAGGTTGAGGCTGACAGTCGACCTTCTGTGGATACCCACCCGTCTGGTGTGCAACCTTCGCCAGGCACCGGGAGGCACCCGGCACCACAACTTTATGCTGTGTGTAGTCCTGGCGGTACCAGTTTGTACCCTTGCTTCCGGCTGGTACCGTCCTTTTTACAAAACAGAGAAGAGCATCACCGGACGACGGGCTCATAACCCAATCCATCCGGGCGGCTGCCACCGCAGGTGTTCTTCTCTGTTTTGTGGAGAAACTAACCGCCCCTGCGGGGGCATTTATTGAAACGTAATTAACTCAATAATCGCCGAAATGCGAGGGCTTCCTTTTAGCAAAATTCAGTGCGGTGCAGCGCAAATAACGTAGAGAACAAAATGTCATTTATTAAAACTTTTTCCGGGAAGCATTTTTATTATGACAGGATAAATAAAGACGACATCGTTATTAACGATATCGCGGTTTCTCTTTCAAATATCTGTCGCTTTGCAGGGCATCTTTCACATTTCTACAGCGTTGCCCAACATGCGGTGCTTTGCAGCCAACTGGTACCGCAGGAATTTGCTTTTGAAGCGTTAATGCATGATGCAACAGAAGCGTATTGCCAGGACATCCCGGCGCCACTGAAACGCCTTCTTCCTGACTATAAACGGATGGAAGAAAAAATAGATGCAGTAATCCGTGAGAAATACGAGTTGCCCCCGGTTATGAGCACGCCTGTGAAATATGCCGATCTAATCATGCTGGCAACCGAACGCCGTGATCTCGGGCTTGATGATGGCTCTTTATGGCCTGTACTGGAAGGTATCCCGGCAACAGAGATGTTCAAAGTTATTCCACTGGCACCGGGCCATGCCTACGGGATGTTTATGGAACGCTTCAACGAGTTATCGGAATTACGCAAATGTGCATAACTCATGTAGTTAGTTTTTCTGGCGGGAGAACATCCGCATATCTTGTTCACCTGATGGAAGAACAAAGAAAGGCTGGCAATAACGTCTGCTACATCTTTATGGATACCGGTTGCGAACATCCGCTGACATACCGCTTTATCCGGGAGGTTGTGAAGTTCTGGGACATACCACTAACTGTGTTACAGGTCGATATAAATCCTGAGCTTGGGCAGCCAAATGGTTATACAGAATGGGAGCCAAAGGATATTCAGACACGAATGCCGGTGCTTAAACCGTTTATGGACATGGTTAAAAAGTACGGCACGCCATACATCGGCGGCGCGTTCTGTACTGATAGGCTAAAACTCATCCCTTTCACGAAATACTGCGATAACCATTTCGGGCGAGGTAATTACATCACATGGCTGGGTATTCGTGCAGACGAACCCCGTAGGCTGAAACCGAAATCGGGCGTCCGGTATCTTGCCGAGCTGTCAGATTTTGATAAGTCGGATGTTATCCGGTGGTGGCGAAAACAACCTTTTGATTTGCAAATCCCGGAGCATCTCGGGAACTGTGTTTTCTGCATCAAAAAGTCAACGCAAAAGCTGGGGCTTGCATGTAAAGACGAACCAGGTCTGATGCGAGTTTTTAATGAGCTGGTTACAGGCAAACACGTCAGGGATAGTCATCGCAGAACAGGTAAAGACATTATGTACCGTGGTCACCTGACGCTTGACGGAATTGCCAGAATGTCTGCCAACAGCGACTACAGAAATTTGTATCAGGCGATGGTACAGGCCAGGCGATTCGATACCGGCTCGTGTTCAGAGTCATGTGAAATCTGGGGTGATCAATTGGAATTGGAATTCAAAGAGGTAGGGGTATGACAACCGAAATTAACTACCATGCACTGCTTGAGCGCGCACGGAATAAAGTGCAGAGCATTGAGTTCGCCTTAACACAGAGTGCATTCGCTGAGATTCGCGCTGAGCTTGAAAATGATTTAGAACTGGCACGGATTGCACTGGCATCTCTGGAAGTTGAGCCAGATGAACGCGCAGCCTATGAATTATTTATGGAAAAGCGTTTCGGTAAAACAGTCGATCGTCGGAGAGCAAAAAACGGCGATAACGAATACATGGCATGGGATATGACTCTCGGTTGGATCGTCTGGCAGCAACGAGCTGGTATCCATTTTTCAACAATGTCACAGCAAGAGGTGAAATAATGGAGCCATACAGCCTCACACTCGATGAGGCCTGTCATTTTCTCAAGATATCCAGACCGACTGCCATTAACTGGATACGCACAGGGCGTCTTCAGGCAACACGCAAAGATCCCACTAAGAATAAATCTCCTTACCTCACAACACGACAAGCCTGCATTGCGGCTCTTCAGTCTCCGCTGCATACTGTCCAGGTGAGCGCGGGTGATGGCATAACAGAGGAAAGAAAATGTCACTCTTCCGCAGAGGTGAAATATGGTACGCCAGTTTCACATTGCCGAACGGTAAAAGATTTAAACAGTCTCTTGGAACAAAGGACAAAAGGCAGGCGACAGAACTCCATGACAAGCTAAAGGCTGAAGCATGGCGGGTCAGCAAACTTGGTGAAATACCTGATATAACGTTCGAGGAAGCGTGTGTCAGGTGGCTTGAAGAGAAAGCACATAAAAAATCACTGGACGATGACAAAAGCCGGATCGGATTCTGGCTTCAACATTTCGCAGGAATGCAACTAAGAGACATTACTGAATCAAAAATTTATTCAGCAATGCAGAAAATGACGAACCGGCGTCATGAGGAAAACTGGAAACTCAGGGCAGAAGCATGCAGAAAAAAAGGGAAACCTGTTCCAGAATACACGCCAAAACCAGCGTCCGTTGCAACGAAGGCTACGCATCTTTCATTTATAAAGGCCCTACTAAGAGCCGCAGAGCGTGAATGGAAAATGCTGGATAAGGCACCAATTATTAAAGTGCCTCAACCAAAGAATAAACGGATCCGCTGGCTGGAGCCCCATGAAGCACAAAGGCTGATTGATGAATGTCCGGAGCCATTAAAGTCTGTTGTTGAATTTGCACTGGCAACAGGCTTAAGACGCTCGAACATCATCAACCTTGAATGGCAACAAATAGACATGCAGCGCCGGGTGGCATGGATAAACCCGGAAGAGAGTAAATCAAACCGCGCAATTGGCGTTGCGCTGAATGATACTGCATGTCGCGTATTGAAAAAACAAATCGGGAATCATCACCGTTGGGTATTTGTGTACAAGGAAAGCTGTACCAAACCAGACGGAACGAAAGCGCCAACGGTCAGGAAGATGCGGTATGACGCAAACACAGCCTGGAAAGCGGCGCTGAGACGGGCTGGTATTGATGATTTCAGATTTCACGACTTGAGACACACCTGGGCAAGCTGGCTGGTTCAAGCCGGAGTCCCGTTGTCAGTGTTACAGGAAATGGGAGGCTGGGAGTCTATCGAAATGGTTCGTCGATATGCTCACCTTGCACCTAATCACCTTACCGAACACGCACGGCAAATAGACTCGATCCTGAACCCATCGGTCCCAAATTTGTCCCAGTCAAAAAATAAGGAAGGTACTAATGATGTGTAACTTATTGATTTAAATGGTGCCGATAATAGGAGTCGAACCTACGACCTTCGCATTACGAATGCGCTGCTCTACCAACTGAGCTATATCGGCCCTGAAAGGACATGTTCACGAACGTGAATCATGGTGGACAAGGTTAAAACTAACCGGGCGATGCGTCAATGGCCTTGTGAATCAAATGGCTACTTTTGCATCACCCGGTTTTATTTACGCACGAATGGTGTAATCACCAATGCCGATCCACTTATAAGTGGTCAGTGCTTCCAGCCCCATTGGGCCGCGCGCGTGGAGTTTTTGTGTGCTTACCGCAACTTCCGCCCCCAGACCAAACTGGCCGCCGTCGGTAAACCGCGTAGAGGCGTTAACGTAAACAGCGGACGAATCCACTTCGTTGACAAAACGCTGGGCATTGCGCATATCGCGGGTCAGGATCGCATCGGAATGTTGCGTGCCGTGTTCACGAATATGGGCGATGGCATCGTCAAGATCGCTGACGATTTTGACGTTCAAGTCTAATGACAGGAACTCATCGTCATACTCTTCGGCTTTAACAGCCACTACCTTCGCGGGGCCTGCCTGCAACTGCGCCAGCGCAGTTGCGTCAGCGTGTAATGTCACGCCGCTTTCCGCCATTTGCTTGCTTAATGCGGGCAGGAAGCTATCTGCGATGTTTTTATTTACCAGCAACGTTTCTACCGTATTACATGTGCTCGGTCGCTGAGTTTTCGCGTTGACGATCACTTTTAATGCTTCAGCGATCTCTGCGCTTTCATCAACGTAAATATGGCATACGCCTATACCACCAGTGATCACCGGGATTGTCGACTGTTCGCGGCACAGCTTATGCAAGCCAGCGCCACCACGCGGGATCAGCATGTCGATGTATTTATCCATACGCAGCATTTCACTGACCAGCGCACGGTCAGGATTATCAATTGCCTGCACGGCACCCGCCGGTAAGCCGCAGGATTTCAGGGCGTCCTGAATCACCGCTACCGTTGCAGCGTTAGTGCGACAGGTTTCTTTGCCGCCGCGCAGGATCACCGCGTTACCGGTTTTCAGGCACAGGGAAGCAACATCAACCGTCACGTTCGGGCGCGCTTCATAAATCACGCCAATCACCCCCAGCGGTACGCGACGACGCTCAAGACGCAGGCCGCTGTCCAGTACGCCGCCATCGATTACCTGCCCCACCGGATCGGCGAGATTGCACACCTGGCGCACATCGTCGGCAATGCCTTTCAGCCGTGCGGGCGTCAGTGCCAGACGGTCAAGCATCGCTTCGCTAAGGCCATTGGCACACGCGTCTGCAACATCCTGCGCGTTAGCGTTGAGGATACTTTCGCTTTGTGCTTCCAGTTCATCGGCGATTTTTTCCAGCACACGATTTTTTTCGCGGCTGGAGAGTTGCGCTAATTTATACGAGGCTTGCTTCGCGGCAATGCCCATTTGTTCCAGCAT